GGTGTGGTGTATCGACCGAACTATCATGTAGTCTGTGAGAAGAAAATCTCTCTTAAGGCTGGTGATGAGGTCAGGTGCATGGATGGTGAGAATATCCGAGGAACCGGCGAGGTTTACATGGTCAAGAACACGAATTATTTTGGTTATTCAGAGGTATGGATATGACAAGAACTGAAGAAGTCGTTGCTAACAAGCAACTGAGAAAAGAAATTGACGAGAAGATTCAGGCTATTAAGAATCTTCCGCCAAGCAGAGAAAGAAGCCTTGCAATTACCAAATTGCAGGAAGGTGTTATGTGGTTGGGTATGGATTTAAAGCGATTAAATGATACGAATCCCTACCCGTCAAGTAAAGCCCCTTCGACAGGCGATAAGATTGAACCAACAGCAGATGGGTTGAAATTATGAGTAATGTAAAGTTTGATTTTTCGGACGTGGATGGATTCTTCCGGCAAGGTTATGCCGAGGTGAAAGCCGTTGAGGATAAAGTTGGGAAGGAAGCTGTAGATTATGCAGTGGAACATGGCAGCTATCAGAACCGGACCGGCACGCTCCGCAAGTCAAACAAATATTCAGTTCAGGATGACGGATTAGTGATAAGAAACGATGCGGAATATGCTTCGTATGTTGAATCTCGAGGCTATGAGGTCTTGACTGGTGCCGCCTTATTTGCTGAGAGACGATTGAAGGAGGAAATCAAATGATAGTAACTACCGACATAGCGAACATACTCTACCGTGATTGCCAGACTTTCGGTATTGACATCGTTCCCCATGGTAAGAAACTAATGGGTGAATTGAAGTCTGAAAGGATTGTCATTCACTCAAAAAGTCAGCAGCCGGGAACCTACTGGAAGAAGTCTTTCGTAGAGGTGAACCTTTGCGTTCCTGATTTGAAAAAAGGCGAAGCCAACACCATCCGGCTGAACGAGCTGGAGAAAGAGGCGCAAGAATTGTTTGACGGTGTGACGGGATGCTATGACGGGGTAAGTTATTTTTATTCGATTGATTCAATCGGGACAGAAGAGGACACAGATTTAAAGTGTCATTATGTGAATGTTAGGTTATTGTTTGAAGTTTTAAATGTAAAGTGATATGCCATTAAAACCTTTTATTGGAATCAAGAAAATCTGGTACGGAGATGTATTTACGGCTGCCGTAACAGCGGCCACATTGAAGACGTGGCTGGAATCAGCGACCGAAGTGAAGAACTCCCATCAGGATACATGGAGTTATACTGAGGATGATCCTACATACACCGACTATATCAATGAGTTGACAGGGGGTATTTACTATCGAGACGTGACGGCGAAAGGGGCTAAGACGATCGCTTTCACTATGGGTGAATATGAGTTGGAAGACCTTGTCGCTCTGCGTGGTGGTGAGAAAGTAGGAACAGATGAGGGTTGGGGTGCCCCAGATCAACCTACTATCATGAATATGGGTGTAGTTGGCCAGACCAAGACTGGTAACTATATCGTGTTCTCGAATGCGGCTGTTATCGGTAAGGGTGATCAGCAGGAAAAAAATATCGGACTGGGCGTTGCCGCTGTTGCGATGGATAATCCGAATGAGGGCGTGAAATCCGATTATCTGTTTGACGGTGCGAAAGTTGAGGCGGCAGGAGGTTAAGCGGATTGGTTAGGTAATAAGATTGTTTAGGTTGGCGGTGGGTGGTAACTCACCGCCTTTTTAGTATCAGAATTATGGATGCGGCCAGAATTGTAACTAGTGCCATCTTGGGGATGGACTTTGAAACCGTGATTGTAAATGGAAAGACGTATATAGTTACCCCGCCGACAATTAAGAGGTTGGCTGGTGCGGGATATTATCTATCGAATATCAATGAGGGTAAATCTGTCAGGGATCTGCTTTTGTCTTTAGGCGATGCGGAAGCCGTTGCTCATGCGTTATCCTGGATGATACAAGGAGATGACGGGTTGTTTGAGGAGTTGTCCCTTGGTACGTTTGAAGAGGTGGTTGATGCGTTGGATGTGGCTTATTCGCTCATTTCTGTGAGGCCTTTTTCGAAGCTGTCGGGTTTAGCAAGGAATGTAGCAAATCTGACAGCAAAACCGAAACCCTAGGCAATGATTGCCTATTGGGCCAGATTGCGTCATTCATGGAAAATCTTCATTTAACCTATGAGGAGGTAGTTGACAAGATTCCATATCGCAATCTGGTAATAATGCAAAAAGACAAACTTCACGTTGCGTCGGGTGAGGTTATGAGAGAGGTTTCCGATGCGGAGATGTTTAAGAATAGGAAATTTGATGAATAGGAATGGCAACATTATATTTTAAAGTCAGTTCAGATTATGAAGAGGTTATCCGTCTGAGGCAGGAATGTGAGAAGCTGGAAGCTCAACTGCTGAAAATGGACAAACGTAAATCACCTGGAGCCGTGGCTTCCATGGAAACTCAACTGGCGTCCACCCGTCAGCAGATGATGGGGCTGGTTACTGAGGCGGCCAAGGCTGGGGCTGTAATGGAGAATGACCTTAAAAAGAAGATTTCTTCGACAACAAAAGCCTCAGAGGAGCTTTCGGAGGAGATAATCAAGCAAAAGAAGATTATCAGGGAAACGCAGGAGGATGTAAGACGCTTGTCGGAGCAGTATTCCAAAATGAATAAGTATTCTCCTAAGTATGGGGAGACGGCCAGTGAGTTGAACCGGGCTAAGGCCGCATTGAACGAACAAAGGTATTCACTTGGCGAGTTACAGGAGCAGCAGGCGAAAAATCGTCTTGAACTTAGGAAACTGAATAGGGAATATAAGGACTTTTCCCAAGGGACTGATAAGTCTACAGAAATTATGGATAATCTCATCGGATCGCTCAAAAGAACGGCCGCTGAGATTGGTGGCTTGGCAGCTATAAAGAAGTTCGGTTCAGATGTGATGGACGCTACCGGAAAGATGCAACAGTTGCAGGTGGCTCTTTCTACTATCCTTCAGGACAAGTCAAAGGCAGACCAGCTCATTGCTAGAATTGTTCAGTTTGCCGCCAAAACACCTTTTAATCTTGAGGACGTGGCGACAGGAGCAAAGCAATTGCTGGCTTATGGTTCATCTGCGGAAACTGTCGTGGATGAATTATCCATGCTTGGAGATGTCGCTTCCGGATTGCAGATACCTATCGGACAGCTTATCTATCTCTATGGAACATTACGGACACAAGGACGTGCCATGACTGTAGACATCAAGCAATTCGCTGGTCGTGGTATTCCTATTTATGAGGAGTTAGCTAAAGTTCTTGGAGTGGCGAAAGATGAGGTTGCCGGATTGGTGACGGAAGGGGAAGTTGGTTTCGCTGAAGTTGAGCAGGCTTTCAAGAATATGACTTCTGAGGGGGGAAAGTTCGCTAACCTTATGGAGAACTCGGCCGGTACTTGGCCGCAACGATTATCAAATATCGAAGATACTCTGTTCCAGAAGATGAATGAGTTCGGCAATAAGTATAAGGACGTATTTGAGTTCGGCATTGGGACGGCCGAGGATTTGGTGGAGAGCCTGGATGACGTGATCTCGGTCATTGGAAGTTTAGTGGCTGCTTATGGAACTTATAAGGCTGCCGTTATAGCTGTAGCGGTCGCTCAAAAAGCGTCTGGTTTTGTTGAGAGTATTAGGCTGATGGCTATGTTCCGGAAGGAAATGACTTTAGCAACAGCAGCGCAACAGGCCTTCAATATTGCGTCAAAAGCGAATGTATATGTCACGTTATTATCTGTATTGGCAGGTTTGGCCGCAGCCGTATATATGTTTACAAAAAGGACGGACGAGGCAACCGCGGCCCAAAAGAGGTTGAACGATGAAGAAGAGAAATTCAGCAGACTTGAATCCGAACGAAGAAGTAAAATTGAATCATTGATTCAGACGATAAAAGATGAGACGGAAACAGATCTTGCTAAAATTACAGCTTATGAGCAACTGCAGAAATTATCCCCTGCAATCACTAGTGCCTATAAATTAGAGGAATTGGCAGTTCTTGATTTGGCAGAGGCAAATAAAATTCTCAATAAAGAAAGAGATACCAATACGTATGATTCTTATTTAAGAAATATTGAAGAATCAACCCGGAGGTTAGAGAAGTTACGTGCAGAAAATGGAAAGATGTTGGGTGTATCTCCGTCCACAGGAATCCCATTGACAGTGAATAATGATAAAGCAATCAGAGAAGAAGAAGCTTATTTGGCTCAGCAGAAGAAAGCACTGGAAAATTTCAGTAAGAAAATTCTGCAGTCTAATGAGAAAAACGAAAAACAAACTACCTATCAGCAAGACCTAGTCGCGGCTAAAGATGATTGGACTAAGGCGAAGAAAGGATATGAGGAAATCATAAAAGATCAGAATGCTACCAGTAAGCAAGTGATTGACGCAAGAAATGCGTTAAAGTCGGCAGAAGACAAGTATTATGATTTATTAGGAACGAAACCTACAAAGAATAAATCCGATAAAACAAAAGAGTCCCTTTTCATCACCGTTCCCGATGAAGAAGTACAACTCATTTCCCCGGAAGAGATCGAGAAGAACATCGCCATGCACCGTGAAGCTATGGATCAGTATCTTTCCGAATATGGAGATTACCAGCAAAAGCGACTGGCGATAGCGGATATGTATGCATTGAAGATTTCTCAGGCAGAAACGGAAGGAGAGAAGCTTTCATTGCAGAAACAATCGGAAGAGGTCCTGAAAGCATTGGATTTTGAAGAGTTTAAGAAGTCCATCAATTTTGCTAATGTATTTGGCGACTTGGATACACAGACCACTGCTTCTCTTCGTGCCTTGCGTGATAAACTGGGAGATTATATCAACGAGGCAGCAAAGGATTTACGTCCGGAAGACTTGAAGGAACTGCAGGATGCTTTCAAGAATTTGGATTTTAAGATAGCAGACCGCGATCCTTTTCATGAACTTAAATCCGGATTAGCGGAATATAAGTCAGCTCAGGAGGCGGTTAATAAGGCTCAAGAAGATCTGAATACGGTGATAGCCGGTGGTACTGTCACTGTCAATGAATATGACAAGGCTACTGGAAAGTTAGTTAAGAAAACACTCGACCAAACGCAAGCAGAGAAAAATTTGAACAAAGCCTTGTCTGAACGCCAAGTGGTATTGGCTAATTTGACAAAGGCTGCCAACTCCTTGGGTTCTTATGGAATGGAAGTGGTGAATGCAGGAAATGAAGTGGTTGATATGCTTCAATCATTGGGAGTAGAAATTCCCGAGGCCGTTTTGAATACCTTGGAAGGAGTTGGACAGGTGATGAATGGCTTGGCTAGTATAGACTTGACGAAGCCTTTTTCCGCCATTACTGGAACCATTAGTGTCCTGTCTGGCATAGGTAAGACGATCGGCGGATTGTTTGGTTTGGGTGGTGCAGACTATTCTGGATATGAGGAGATGAAGAGCCGGTACGATAATCTGATTTCTGTGTGGGATACCCTTATTTCCAAGAAAATGGAGTATATCGACATTGACTATGGCGTAGAAGCACAGAAAGCGGCCGATGAAGCGGCTAAGTTGGTTGAAACGCAGATACAGCGTCAACGCCAATTGGCAAACATGCTGGCTGGTAGTGGAGCAAGTATAGGTTCGCATTCATTAGGTTATAGGATCAACGACCGCATGACCCAAAATGACTGGACCAATTTATCGGACTTAGTAGGACAGCGGGTAAGTGGAATCAACGATGTGTTGTCACTTGATGCGGATGTTATCGGCAAAGTGCTGCAAGATGAAAAATTCGTGTCTGTACTAACGACGGTTAATTCAGACTTTATTGAGTATATCCAGAACATTGAGAAATACGGAGAGCAGCTGGAAGAGATCGCCGAGAAAGAGAAGGAAGTATTTACCGGTATTAGTCTTGACTCTTTTGAGGACAGTTTTGTTGATATGCTTTCCGACCTGGATGCAAAGAACGAGGATTTTGCTGAAAACTTCGAGGGATATTTACAGAAAGCAATCTTTTCGTCCTTGGTCGCTAATCAGTATAAGGATCGGATTAAGAAGTTGTATGATTCATGGGCAAAGTATGGGGAAAGTGGTAATCAGTTGACTGCAGATGAAGCACAGAATCTTAGAAATGAATATCAGGATATTGTGAATGACATGCTGGAGCAACGTGAACAGATTATGAAGGATTTTGGGTGGGATTCTTCATCCTCTTCTTCTGAACAAACTGCTTCAAGCCGTGGATTTGGGACTGAAATGACGCATGAAGACGCCGGTGAACTTAGCGGACGTTTCACAGCCTTGCAAATGACAGGAGAAGAAATAAAGATCCAGAATCAACAACAGACGATCGCCATTACAGAACTTAGAGGCTCTATCACAGCATTGACAACGCAAACACAAAGTATGCATGACATAGCTGACGAGACTAGGACAATTCTGGCTAATTCGTATATGGAACTACAAGAGATTCGGGAAAATACCGGAGAATCAGCAAAGTATTTGAAAGACATAAAGGCAGACATCGCGGTCGTAAAACAAAATACAGCAAAATTATGATAGGAGATTTATATATAAACAGTCAGGACGCATGGGGACAATGGAAAGTTGCAATGGGAGATGGCTTCATCGGAAACCTTCTTCTTCCTGCCGGTAATAAGGATTTTATTGAGAATGAGAGCCGCCTTGAACATGGCAAGAGGATAATTTATAATAATCCTAAAGTAGACAGCCGGGAGGTGACATTGACATTTAATATTCACGGAGACAGTGAATCTGAATATCTGAGCAATTACAAGAAATTTGTGGAGGTATTACAAGCTGGAAAGGTAACGGTCAGAGTCCCCAAGATTGATATGACATTTACTTTGGTTTATAAAAAGTCAACAAGTTTCGCTTTGAGCCGGTCACGAAGAAGCAGTAAACTTTCAGCTAAATTTGAGGAACCAAATCCGAAAGACAGGGAATAAACAAACATTTTCTTGATTGTTTCAAATGGAAGTTCTGATTTTTAGGGCTTCCATTTTCTATTGTTGAACTTTGGGATATGATTGACATCAAAGACATATCCGGGAAGATACTTAAATCTGTTATAGAAACAACAGATTGCAAGAAATATGAAGAACTGATGAGTTTATGTTACATTTCGTTGTCGTGGGATGATGAAAATAACATACAGTTACCAGCAGTTCTTATATTGAATACAATGGTGAAAAATACCGTTTGATAGAGCCTTATGATCCGTCTTTCAAAGATGAAAGTACTTTTCAATATACGCCTAAGTTTTATGACAAGATAGCATTATGGAGTAAAAAGCCATTGTTCCTTGTCACAGATACAGGAGAGGAAACAGACTGGTCTATGACTGCATACCCCGGTCAGTTTATGGAAGTCGTTGTTCGTGCATTGTCAAAATATACAGGAGAAACATTCACATATTCAGTTGATGCCTCGATAGCCCAATCAACGATGGAATATATATCGTTCCAAAACAAAAATATATTTGATGGCTTAACGGAGATAGCGAACAAGTGGGATGTTGAATGGTGGATAGAAGGTAATATTATACATCTTTCAAAATGTCAGTATGGAGAACCAATAACATTGGAAGTCGGTAAAAATGTAGGTATTCCAACCGTTACCAATAATAAGGATGGATATTTTACCCGTTTTTATGCCTTCGGTTCTACGAAGAACATTACTCAGGAATACGATGATGGGGGTTTTACTAACGGTTTGGTAAACAAACGCCTTACCTTGAATCCTAGTTTATATCCCGGAGGGTATATGGATATCCGTCCAGATCTTCATCCAGAAGAAGTTTTTGTCAAAACATTGATTTTTGATAATATTTTTCCATCATCCAAGTTAGTTATTTCTGGTGTACGGGCAGAATTAAAGGACTACATTGACAGTGATGGCAATAAGATTCAAGTTGGAGAAAGTGAAGGGAAACCATTATATAAGCAATATGCTATATGGTATTTTAAAATAGATGGATTCAACTTTAATAATTCAACTTACGATAAGGATGATAATCCTGAAGGAATGCTTTTATCCGGACTTGACTTATCTGTAATCTTTGAATCCGGTCAGTTGAATGGTCGTGACTTTAAACTGACTTATCACGAGAAAACCCAAGAATATGAGATCAATTTTGTTGAAGAATCGGGGTCTATCATTGTTCCTGGAACTGTTTCTTTAATTCCTGCTGATGGTGACAATATAGTCCTGTATAATATCCGGATGCCTGAAGAATATGTAAGCAGTTCACAGGAAGAGCTGGCCGAAGCCTTACTTTCTGAAATGGAAAGGTATAAACGAAATATGAATTCATATTCTTTCCCTTCATATCCAGTATCATTTTATGAAGAGAACCTGGATATGAAGGTGGGGCAGTCTGTTTCATTCATATATGGTGGCAATAACCTTTCCACCCGTGTGTTGAAAGTAGAAAAACAGCTGGATTACCCTATAGAACAAACAATTACTATAGGGGAAGAAAAGATAAAAGGTAATACGCAAGAGATAAAAGAAGAAGTAATTGATGCCAATCAGAATATAGATGTCGTTAAGGCACTTGCGGATTTGAACAAAGCTATTACAGATGGGTACGGACGTGTTCAGCAACTCATCATGCAGAGTTTGTCCCAATATAAAGGAATATGGACTTTGGATCAGAATGGCTTTCCAAACGATCCTTCCAAGTGGACAATAAAAACAGATTATACGGCCATTTCCACAAAGGACTTTATTGCCTTTGCCGATGGCGGTGAATATGCCAGTGGCCTTCCGGTGGCCGACTATAATACATTTGGCCTGTTTAAGGCAAAACAGGGAGGTGGATTGCTATTCGATGCAAACGAAGGATGGTATGTTGATCCGGAATTTGCCGGTGGAGGTGGTATTGATGAAGAACAGTTGAAGCAATATCTTACGGACAACAACTATATCACTGTCGATTACTTGACAGAACAGGGTTATCTCAAACTTTCTTCTCCACTGACAGGCTATGCTATTCCGGAAGCTTATTCTCCTATCACGGCAACCGACACGATTCTGTCGGCTATCGGGAAGCTGGAAAGGAACTTTGACAATTATGTTGATTTGACAACAAACCAAACGATTGGAGGTGTTAAGACTTTCAATGAAACGATCCTGTCAAAAAAGGATGTTATCGCATACGCAGACGGTGGAAGTTATGCCAGCGGTTTGCCTGTTGCAGATCAATATACCTACGGGCTGGTGAAGGTGGACGGAACGACTGTCCGTATCAATGCTTCCGGCCAACTGGAGGCGGATTCAGGTGGCCGGATTAACTTTACGGTAGGTACGGGATTACAATTATCTGGTGACTCTATTTTGTCGGTCAAGTATGGCACAACAGCCGGAACAGCTTGTCAGGGTAATGATTCACGGCTTCATACACACAATAATAAGTCTATTTTGGACGGTATCACTTCCGGTCTTATATCGAATTGGAGCACGGCGTACACTAACAACCATACACATAGCAACAAGACTGTATTGGATGGAATATCTTCTACAAAAGTAAGCCATTGGGATACTGCTTATACAAATAACCATACGCACAGTAATAAGTCCTACTTAGATGTGATCAATCAGGGGTTAGGGACTTCTTATTCTCCTACATTTAAGGCAATCACATTATCCGAGTGGACTATAGACAGCGTTGGTGGAGACCTCAATCTTAGACATCTTGGGCAACTTGCCGCTTATTTCTCAGGATCGAATAACGGCAATTTTGTTGCGAAAGGAACCATGATTGCCGAAGGTGATGTTATTGCGTATGCAGATGGTGGAAGTTATGCGAGCGGATTGCCAGTGGCTGATTCTTCCACATACGGCCTGGTGCGATATGACGGAACAACTATCGGGAAAAATTCTTCCGGACAGTTATATGTTATCAATGCCGGAAGTGGTGGTGGAAGTAATATAAACGTTATCGACAGCCTTACATCTCAATCAACAACGGATGCCTTGTCTGCGAATCAAGGTTATCAGTTAGATCAGAGGCTAAAAAATGTAAGATGGGCGACACCAGACGGAACTGATTATGTAAGGGTCTATCTTGGTTCGGAATACAGGGATTTGTCTAAAAACGGACACAGCCATAGCAATTATATGTTGACTTCGAGCACTTCATGGGGGACGTCTTACACCAACTATGCCTCACTAAAGATAAACGGTACGTCAAAGAACGTATCGCTTAACGGTCATACGCACAGCAATTACCTTGAAAGCTCCGATATATATGGACTTACTATTTATATTAATGGATCAAGTCAAGGAACATATAATCCGGCAAGTAGCAGCAAAAGTATATATATAACTACCGGAGGTGGAGGTGACTGGAACGGAGGAACGGTCTCAAATGGTATTACAATAAGTACATCAAGTGCTGTCGGTATATCAATACAAACAGGTCGTCCATTTATCAAGTTTGGTTCATATTGGGAAATAAGATCAGGAAGCGATCTTAATTTCTATTACAATGGAGGTTCTGCTGTAGCCTACTTCTCTGGCTCAAACCGAGGTAATCTATGGATAGCTGGAACACTATCTCAGAATTCAGATATGCGTTTAAAAACGGTTTTATCACCTATCACTGATGTATTGAAGGCAATATCAACGTTCAATGTTTTCCGATATAAGTACAATAACGACAAATTAGGGCGTGTAAGGATCGGTATGTCAGCGCAGCAGGTCAAGATATACTATCCCGAACTTGTATTTACTGAATCGGATGGTTACTACTCGATGGACTACGTAAGTATGTCGGCGGTACTTGTAGGTGGC